GTAACATATAAACTGGCAGAGAAATACGATGATCAGCATATTACAGATGTAGTTTTTGGTCATCATCGTGTCAAGTATAATGGGCAGATCAAGGAAGTAATTGCGGTTGTAATAAGAGGCACAAACGAAACCGTTGAAGAATGGTCAAGCAATTTTGATATAGGGTGCGACAGCATATTTGATGGTAATGGACTGATTCCCAAAAATGAAGACTGGAAAATCAAAGAGAATCATATGGGCTTTGATATTGCTGCAACACGCGTAATTAAACTGCTTGATGAGTATCTTTCTCAAGCTGAGAATCTGGATCAATCCGCCAAAAAAACATTGTGGATTACAGGTCACTCAAGAGGCGCCGGAATTGCAAATATTGTTGGTGCTAGATTGGATGAAGATTACGAAACATTCGTATATACTTTTGCAGCACCGATGACAACTACAATTTCTGAAAATGTTGCAAAATCACACGATAGCATTTTTAATGTTATTAACAGTGATGATATAATTGCAGAGATGCCATTATCATATTGGGGCTTCAGACATTATGGAAATGATGTATCCACCAGTGTCGCAGAGAACTATTCAAATGAATGGCAGTCCTATACTTCTAAATCATATTCTTCAAATCAGTCAAAGAAAAAAGAGCTTCTGGATTCCTTTGCATTGTTGGCAACAGACAGAAATGACTGCTATGAATTTCATTGCTCTTGTCATGGGGATGGTAGCGATACCCACATAACATATAAGAACAATGATGGTACTAACGCTGTGATATACGGTGAAAAATATCAAATAACTGATTTGATACATGGTGGAATCGAAAACTATAGACATTGTGAAACAACAGCCTTCTTTATGCAATATTTGGCAAGGTTGGCTTCGTCTGCAAATGAAGGGTTCAATGCAATTCCAACAGCTTTAACATTTTTGGCTCCCAAATATGGAAAAACACGTTTTGACTTTGCTGCATATTCGTTATCTAACATTGCCTCTCCACATCAGCAGGTGTCATACTATCTCATATCAAATCAATAAACAGGAGGATTGAATGAAGATTGCAAAAAACATAAGTTTAGGTATCGGGATGCAAGTATTGGTGTTGCTAATGCATATACTTATGCATTCTATTATGTACGTTATGGACGGCAGTTTTGATGACATCCAGATAGCTTGCTCATTCGTTGCGGTAATACTTATAACGTATCTGGCGGTTCTTTGTTTTGATTTGCCCGTATACGTAATATTCTGCGGTGCGGTTATTACATTTCTGTTTGTCTTGATATTTGAAAACGAGGGAGTGTATTTATTATACTATCTCCATAGAGGAAGTTCCCAATTTTTTAATCCCGATGTTTATACCGATGCGGTAATTATAGTATTAGAAATGCTTATTGTACAATTGCCGTCTTTCGCTCTAGCGAAATTAACTAGATGGATATATAAAAAACATAAGTGATATATGCTGTGCTAAAGTAAATGCAGATGCTTATGTGTTACTCGTAAAATATAAAATGTCTATACATAATAATAAATGATCGCTATTACAATATGATTTAAGCGGCTGATACTTTCGGGTCATCAGCCGCATTTTTCTTATGACTTTTTCGCCAAATCAGTGGTTAACTTGTGCGAAATATCGACATCTTGAATGCACTATGAAAGTAAATGATAAATACAGTTCAAAAAAATGGCGTATCCCCAATATTGGGATATTGTTTGATAATTATTAAATTTTGTTCAAACCGAGGATATCCGGGATTTCCAGATATCCTCGGCTTATTTTTTATTTCACAGCACTTCGGATTTCACATTTTTCTTTTGCCTATATACACATAAGGAATTGGAGATGCCTATACGACAGTGGAACAAAAAGTGGCTATTATCTAGCCTTGCTCTAATAGGCGTACTTATTCGGTAATATATTATAGCATATATTTGAATATAAAGCGCATTTGTAAAAAAACAAAATGAAAAATATATAAGATCTCTTATTTTTTCGGACCGGATGACTATTTTTCCTCCAGTTGATATTGAGGTAATCCCTCGGATTGGAGGAAAGCTCAATGACAAATCAGCAAAAAGAACAAATACGAACAATGCGCCTGCAAGGGATAGGTTATATTAAAATAGGAAAATCCCTCGGCATTTCAGACAATACTGTGCGCTCATTCTGCCGCCGCAACGGTCTGGGTGACAAATCAAAGAATGCCGTGGCTTGTAAACAGTGCGGAAAGCTGATAAAAATCATTCCTAAGCAGAAACCAAAAAAGTTCTGCTCCGATTCCTGTCGAAATACATGGTGGAATGAACACAGGGATTATGTCAACCGAAAAGCAAATTATGAATATACCTGCGCCTGTTGCGGACGGAATTTCACCGCTTACGGAAACAATCACAGAAAATACTGTTCTCATGCCTGCTACATAACAGACCGTTTCAGAAAGGGGCATATTTCCGATGAATGACAATTACAGAAATCGGTTGGAAAGCTACCTTGCTTCCATGCTCCAGGCAAAACGAATGCTGTCGATGGGGATTATAACCCCGGAAGATTACACCGATATTGATACAATTATGAACGAAAAATACGGTATATCTTCGTGTAGTTTATACGGCGGAATTGACTTGATATATGATGGTTTTAGAGGTAATATGTCACACTATAAGGAGGTGACGTTATGTCAGGAAAAATAATCATCGTATCAAAACCGCCAAAGCTTGAAAGAAAAAAGAGAGTAGCCGCCTATGCCCGTGTGTCGAGCGGTAAGGACGCTATGCTCCACTCACTCTCCGCACAGGTCAGCTATTACAACGACCTCATTCAAAACCACGGCGACTGGCTCTATGCAGGTGTATATTCTGATGAAGCCAAGACAGGCACCAAGGATTCAAGATCAGGTTTTCAGAATTTGGTTGCAGACTGCCGTGCCGGTAAAATTGATATGGTGATTACAAAATCCATCTCCCGCTTTGCACGAAACACAGTCACTTTGCTACAGACAGTTCGTGAGTTCAAAGCTCTGGGGGTGGATATTTATTTTGAGGAGCAGAATATTCACACAATTAGCGGTGACGGAGAATTGATGATGACGATTCTTGCTTCATACGCACAGGAAGAAAGCCGCTCGGCAAGCGAAAATCAGAAGTGGCGAATCAAGCGTAGTTTTGAATCCGGTATTCCCTGGGATAGGACTTTAATGGGGTATCGTATGGAAAACGAGCATTATGTTATTGTTCCGAGGGAAGCCGAAATCGTCCGCCGTATTTATAATGAATACCTTTCGGGCAGCGGCTACCAGCTTATTGCAAAACGCTTGAATGAGGAGGGTGTTCCGTCACGGTTTGGCGGTAAATGGAATCAGTCCGCAGTTTCACGAATACTCAGCAATCACACCTATACGGGTAATCTTTTGCTGCAAAAGACATTCCGTGAAAACCATATCACTAAACGGAAAATCTTCAATAACGGCGAACTTCCGAAGTATCTTGCTGAAGAAAGCCACGAAGCCATTGTTGACGAAAAAACTTTTCAAGCTGTTCAAGAGGAAAAGTCAAGGCGGGCGGCTCGGTTTAACAAGAAGTCTGTGCCAAAGAAAACATATCCCTTTTCAAGCCTTATGGTGTGCGATAACTGCGGCAAAAACTATCGCCGAAAGATCACAAAAACGGGAGCGGTCTGGGTGTGCGGAACATACAATTCACTTGGTAAAGCAGCTTGTGCGTCTAAGCAGATACCGGAGTCTACTCTACAGCAAGTCACTGCTGATGTCCTGGGTCAGAATGATTTTACTCACGAGTGGCTTTGCCACCGAATTCAGCATATTCGCGTCTGCAATGATAATACCCTGATTTTCTATTTCAAGGACGGTTCGGAAATTACTCGAATTTGGAAAGACCGCTCACGCAGTCAAAGTTGGACGGACGAGATGAAAGAAGCCGCCCGTCAGAAAACATTAGAAAGGAGCAAGCATAATGCCTAAAGTTACGATGATACCGGCGACTGTAAATTCCTTGACGCATCTGCCAAAGGCATCCGTGCAGAAAAGGCGTGTTGCCGGATATGCCCGAGTTTCAACTGACAGTGATGAGCAGTTCACAAGCTATGAAGCGCAGGTGGACTACTACACCCGATACATTCAGTCAAAGCCGGAGTGGGATTTCGTAAGGGTCTATACCGATGAAGGAATTTCCGGCACAAATACCAAGCGCCGCGAAGGTTTCAAGGAGATGATAGCGGACGCATTGGCGGGTAAAATCGACCTTATTGTTACAAAGTCGGTCAGCAGATTTGCTCGAAACACGGTTGACAGCCTTGTAACTATCCGAAAGCTGAAAGAAAACGGCGTTGAGTGTTATTTTGAAAAGGAGGGTATTTACACCTTCGACGGCAAGGGCGAACTGCTCATAACCATAATGTCCTCACTGGCGCAGGAAGAAAGCCGCAGTATTTCCGAAAACATTACGTGGGGTCAGCGCAAGAGCTTCGCTGACGGCAAGATTCATTTGGCATATAAGCATTTCCTCGGTTATAAAAAGGGCGAGAACGGACGCCCTGCCATTGTCGAGGAAGAAGCCGCCGTTGTCAGGCTGATTTACAGATTATTTCTTGACGGCAAAACACAGGCAGGAATTTGCAGGTATCTTGAAGATTTGAGTATTCCGTCACCAAGCGGTAAGGAAAAGTGGAGCAAAACCACAGTTACCAGTATTCTGACAAATGAAAAATACAAGGGTGACGCACTTCTCCAAAAGTCTTTTACAGTAGATTTTCTGCAAAAGAAAACAAAGCCAAATGAAGGCGAGGTTCCGCAGTATTATGTTGAGGGCAGCCACCCTGCCATTATTGAACCGGACGAGTGGGATCATGTTCAAGCTGAATTCGCCAGACGAAAAGAACTCGGCAACGCATACAGCGGAAAAAGCGTACTCTCTGCAAAGCTGGTTTGCGAGGACTGCGGTGGGTTCTTCGGCTCAAAGGTCTGGCATTCCACCGACCGCTACCGTCGCACCGTTTGGCAGTGCAACAATAAATTCAAAGGCGGTGAACGCTGTCTGACGCCAACTGTGGATACGGAAACCGTACAGCAGCTCTTCATAAAAGCCTATAACCAGATGATGGGAAATAAAAAGCAAATCATTGAGGACTGCGAACTGATGCGCAAAAAGCTAACCGATTTCAAGTCACTGGACGCCGATATTGAGCGTCACCTTGAGGAAACGCAGATTGTTGCCGAACTTGTCAAGGCTGCAGTTAAAGATAATGCAGTCACCGCACAATCGCAGGAAGCGTACTTGGAAAAGTATGAGGCACTTACCCAAAGGTATGAAACAGCGGTGGCGGAACTGGACCGCCTGCAAAATCTCCGTTCTATCCGCAGTCAGAAAGATAAGGCGATGGCACTTTACATACGAACCCTGAAAAAACAACCGACCGTATTGAGCGAGTGGAACGACACTTTATGGACTGTGATGGTAGAGAAAGCAATCGTCCACAGGAACAGCGAGATAACCTTTATATTCTACAATGGCACTAAGGTTAAAGTGAGGCAATAAAACGATCGCTCTACTAAAAATCAATGCCATCTCAATAAAATCAAACAGTAAACACCGCCGCATAGA